CCGCAACTCGGCGGCGACACGAACATCAGCGGCAATCAGGCGATCACGATTCCGCCATACACCGACGATTCAGGAGGGATTCTAAGTGCCTAACACCGCCCAGGCGGTACGCGGCGCGGTGAAGTTGGCGACGAAGGGCGGAACTCTTTCGCCGATCAAGGGATGGACGGCGTTCGAAGTTGACAACAACAATTTCCTGAGCGCCGACACATTTTCCGTCACGTTCGCCGCGAACAAACTGCCGGCCGACCGTAGTCTCGCGTGGATCACGAGTCAGACCGAAATTTTCGTTGAGATATTCGCGGGCATCCCTGCGGACGGCTTGAACTGGACGGCCGAAGAACTGACCTCGCTCATTTACGGGCAGGTCGACGCGCTCGAATACGATCCAGTCGCCGGCACGGTGCACATATCCGGTCGCGACCTCACCCGAGTTTTAATCGATTCGAAGACGACGGAAAAATTCCAGAACAAAACCGCGTCACAGATCGCGCAAATCCTCGCCGATCGACACGGCATGAAAGCCAACATCGCCGCGACTAAAACGCTCGCCGGCAAGTTTTACGAAATCGATCACGAGAAGATGACCGCGGCGCGCACCGAATGGGATTTGCTCTGCGAGCTCGCGCGCAACGAGCAGTTTTACGTATGGGTCAGCGGTCAGACGCTCAACTTTCAGCCGAAGCCGGACCCGGCGAGCGTCACGCCGTTCCTCGTCACCTGGACGCCGCCCGATAGCGAAACCGGCTACTCGCGCAGCAACGTCGAAGCGCTCAAGCTCGAACGCGCGCTGACGGTATCGAAAGGAATCGTCGTCGTCGTGCGGTCGTGGAATGACGCCGCGCAAAAGACGTTCACGACAACTTATCCGCCGAACAAGCAAACGGCGGTCAAGCCGGGCGCCTCGCAAATCGGCAGCGGATCGCAAACCTACTATTACAGCGTCCCGAATCTGACGCAGGAAAAGGTCTTGCAGTTCGCGCAAGCGAAGTACGCGCAGATCATTCAACACGAGATGCGTTGCGAGTTCACGATTCCCGCCGCGGGAAACGACGCGCTGACGGTCGCAAGCCTCGTTCAACTCGTCGGCACTGGCACGGCGTTCGATCAGACCTACTACCCCGATTCGCTGCGGCGCGCGCTGAGTTTCGACAGCGGCTACACGCTGACCGTCAGCGCGAAGAATCATTCACCCGACACCCAGGAGCTAACCTGATGGGGCGCCATCTCGCTAACGCGATGAGTCAGCGCGCGGCGCTCGCGATGCTCGACCTCTCGAAGCCGCTGACCGGAATCATCACGTCATACGACCCGGCGAAGCACGCAGTAAAGGTCACGATTCAGCCTGAAGGTGTTGAGGTTGCCGGCTGGATTCCGCTTGGCGCGATCGGCGTCGGCAACGGCTTCGGAATCGTGTGCGGCCCGAACCTGGGCGATATGGTGCAGGTCGCGTTCAGTGAGTCGAACCCGGCCGCACCGCGCATCCTCGGGCGGTTCTTTTCGAACGTGAATGTGCCGCCGGCGGTTCCTTCTGGCGACACGTACATCGTGCACAAAAGTGGCAGCGCGCTCAAGTTCAACGGCGACGGCACGATTACCGTCACCGCGACGTCGAGCATCACCTACACGGCGACGCAACATCACTTCGTCGGCCCGGTGCAGATGGATCACACGCTCAACGTCAATCAGAACGTCACGAGCAAGGCCGACATTCAAGACAACACCGCGTCTAACTCGCACACGATGTCGCAAATGCGATCGATCTACAACGGTCACACGCACCCGGTTACGGGCGTTCAATCCGGCGGGTCGACTGTCACATCGAACGCGCCGACTCAGCAGGAATAACCGCATGGACGTGTTTCATTATTGGGGGAATGACCTAAACGTCTCCCCCTCGGGCGACCTCGCGCTTGCGAACTCAACCGACACGACGCAGCAACAAATCTTGCGCGGCTTGCTCACGAACGCCGCCCTCTTCGACCGCGCCGGCAACCCGCTTGCGACCGCTGATTATTCGGATCATCCCGACTTCGGCGCGTCGCTTCCGCGGCGCATCGGTAGCACGCTGAACGTGAACGAGATTCGCGCGCTCGTGCGCAGCATCGTCGTTTCATTCCCTGGCGTCGCGCGCACGCCGGCGCCGGTGATCGATGTCATCCCGTTTAACAACGGCGCGACCGTGAATATCCAGTACGCCGACGTCATAACCGGCGAAACCGAACTTCTTTCCTTCGACATCAACCGATGAGCGTCAATACACAATCCTTCACGCAAATCCTTACCGGGTTTGCGACGACGGTGCAGGGCGCAGCATCCACTCTCGTGAACTTCGTCATCGGCTCGGTTCTCCGCGCCATCGGCGAAGGCACGGCATGGGTCGCGCTCTGGCTCCAAGGTCTCATTCTGAGCGCGATCGCACTCACGCGCGCGGCGACGTCGAACGGCGCGGACCTCGACACATGGTTCGCGCAGTACGGATTCACGCGGCTCGCCCCGACAGCGGCAAGCGGTCAGGTCACGTTCTCCCGCTTCACGACGACGCAGCAGGCGGTCGTTCCGGTCGGCTCGATCGTTCAGACTGGCGACGGATCGCAGCAATATCAAGTCGTCGTCGACACGACGAACGCCGCCTATAGCGCGACGCTCGGCGGCTTCGTGATCGCAGCCGGCTCGGCGTCTGTTACGTGCTCGGTCGTGAGCATCACCGCCGGCTCGAACTCGCTGAGTCTGCCGGATTCCTCGGGCAACGTCAGCGCGGGCGCCATCAGCGCGCTTTATCAGTCGATTCCGTTCGTCGACACGGTGACGAATGCGCTCGCCTTCGTGAACGGCGTCGACGCGGAAACGGACGCCGCAGCGCGCATTCGCTTCGTCGGATACCTCGCGTCACTCGCGCGAGCAACGAAAGCGGCAATCGGCGCGGCAATCACGGCGCTCGGCGCGAACTTTACTTATTCGATCACCGAGAACCAGACGAAGGCCGGCGTTACGCAGATGGGGTATTTCTTTGTCGTCGTCGATGACGGCACGGGCGCCCCAGGCTCGACCGTGCTCTCGGCGGTTTATAACGCGGTCGACGCGGTGCGCCCCTTCACGTCGACGTTCGGCGTATTCGCCCCGACCGTCGTCAATGCAACGGTTGTGATGACGCTCAAAACGACGTCGACCGGCGTCGATCACGCGACGACGTGCTCGCTCGTGCAAACGGCGCTTCTCTCGTATATCAACACGCTCCCGCTCGGCGCGACGCTCCCTTACTTCAAGCTCGGGCAGATCGCCATCGACGCATCGAGCGACGTTCTCAGCGTGCTCACGCTCACGGTGAACGGCGGCACGTCTGACCTGACGGTGACGAATCAGCAGGTCATCAAATCCTCGTCTGTGAGCGTCTCGTAATGGCTACAGGAGACCAAGCGGATTTCTTCGCGCGCATCAAGGCGCGCATGCCGAGCGGCTGGTTCGGCACTGACTCGCCGATTCTCGATGCGCTGCTCGGCGGCATCGCGTCGGCGTTCGTTGCAGTGTATGCGGCCTATCAATACCTGCTCGCGCAAACGCGGCTTCAGACGTCGACCGATGGTTGGCTCGACATTTCCGCCGCCGATTACTTCGGCGAGAACGGATTGCGGCGCTTGCAGAACGAGACCGACGCGAATTATCGGACGCGGATCAAAATCAACATCGTGCGCGAGCGCGGCACGCGCGCGGCAATCACGAAGATTCTGACCGACCTCACCGGGCGCGCGCCGACGATCGTCGAGCCGACTCGACCGCAGGATACGGGCGCATACCGCTCGGGCGGCATCGGGTACGGCGTCGCCGGCGCATACGGCTCGCTGCTACTCAACTATCAAGCCTTCGTCACCGCGTACCGACCGGCCGGCTCCGGCCTTCCGTATATCCAAGGCTATGGCACATCGCCCGGCGGATACGCAAGGGCGTCGCGCGCTGCTTACGCCGACATCGGCGATATGACGACCGGCGTCACCGATGCGGCGATCTATGCCGCGATCGCCTCCGTTATTCCCGCCGCGACGATTGCATGGGTCGCCATCAGTAACTAATCCCGCCGACACGCATCACCAAGCCCGCCGCGCGCGGGCTTTTTCTTTTGGAGATTCACTTTGGATCGTCAGATTGTTTATCCCGGCGCGGTTCCGCTCGAAACCGACATCCTGAACACGAACAAAAACGCGATGTTCGCGCTCGGGCAGTTCGCGCAAGACGTATTCGGCACAGCCACGGTATTCAACGGCCTCGCGTGCGTTCCGAACACGCCGGCAGCAATGAACGTCATCGTGCAGCCGGGCGTCGTGTACGCGCAGGCGGCGCTCGATGCGACGGCTTACTCGTCGCTCGCGGCTGATTCGACCGTGACGCAGAAGCAAGGCATTCTCAAGACGGCGCAGACCTTCGCGACGCCGGCGCCGGTGACGTCGGGTCAGTCGATCGTCTACCTGATTTCCGCATCGTTCCTCGAAGCCGATACGGGCGCGACTGTGCTTCCGTATTACAACGCGTCGAACCCGGCGCAAGCGTACAGCGGCCCGAACAACCTCGGCACGTCGCAGAACACGCTGCGCCAGGACACCGTTCAATTGACGCTCACGACTGGCGTCCCGGCGACGACTGGCTCGCAACTGACGCCGGCAACGCCTAACGGTCAAACCGCGCTCTACACGGTCACGGTCGCCTATGGCGCGGCGACCGTTGTCGCTGGCAACATCGCAAAGGCGTCGGGGGCACCGTTCCTAACCTCTGCTTTGCTTGCTCAAATCCAAGCGCGCGCGCTCCTTAACGGAGACTCGACGCAGACATTTAGCGTCGGCCCCGCAACGCTGAGCCAGCATGCGATGCAGCTTGGTCAGTTCTCGGCGGCGGCTGTTTCTGCGGGTCTTATCAAAACCGTCAAGTATCAAATCTTCACGTCGTCGGGAACCTACACGCCGTCGACGGGTATGGTGTATTGCGTCGCTGAAGTTATCGGTGGCGGCGGCGGCGGCGGCGGATCGTCGGGCGGCTCAAGCGCGAGCGGCGGCGCTGGCGGCGGTGGCGCTGGCGGATACGGCAAATCAATTTTCCCGGCTGCGACGATTGGCGCATCGCAAGTCGTCACCGTAGGTGCGGCCGGAACGGGCGGCTCGGTAGGGGCGAACAACGGCGGGACGGGCGGAGCGTCGAGCGTGGGCGCACTGATTACGAGCAACGGGGGCGCCGGTGGCACCAATGGCACATCCAATGCCGCAGTCGGGTCGCTTAACGGCGGCGGCGGCGGCGGGACTGCCGCTAGCGCTCAGATTAACGTCGCCGGCCAACAGGGGCTTAGTGGCGTCGGGTACGGAAGTGTTTCTGCGCTCGGCGGCTCTGGCGGGAACGGGCCATTCGGCACCGGAGGTTCCCAGGCGATCATCTCGGCCGGAAACGCCGCAACAGGGCGCGGCGCTGGCGGCGGTGGCGCGGCTTCGCTGACGACTTCGTTCGCAGGCGGCAACGGCTCAGGCGGGATCGTTGTCATTCAAGAATTCTGCTCGCAATAATCCAAATGAACATGAGATACGCTCTAGTAAATCAACAAAGCGGCATTGTTGAAAACGTCATTGCGATTGACGATTTGAATCATTGGCCGGTTCCAGGCGGGTTTGAAATCAAGCAAAGCGACACGGCCAATATCGATGACGTTTATTCGGATGGTGCGTTTTCTACGCCGGAAGTGAAGGGGCAATGACAACACTTTCAGGCTACCATCGGACAAAAGATTTCTCCTGTGTGGCGCCCGGTCTAAATGAAGAATTGGACGCCATTGCGAATTGCGGGGATGCAATTGTTAATCCGGCTACGGGAAAGTGGTTTTCGAACGACTGCCCGCCTGCGCGCATTCATCGGATAACCGACCGGGTTTTGATTGGGGCGGCGACCGTCGCGAGTTGCGACAACCCGGAAACGACAAGGGATTGGCTTGAAATAGCGGTTCCGTCGACGGCCTCTCAAGCGATGGTCGTTGCGCTTAGTCCGAACGGCCGCATTGCCATGCTGGCTGGCACGCGAACATCGGACGCCGGCATAACCGGTGACGAGGATGGCTGTGCCGGCGTTAGCGTAGTAATTAATGACGCGTGCGGCGAAGCGAAGCAAGTCGGCTTCGGACACTACTTTGAGTCGCAGCAACTTCCGGGCGCCGGGTTCACTGCCTCCATCGAAGCGGATAGCGTGAATCTGAGCGGCGTCGTTTCTCCGCTCAATCCGTATTCGATGTTTCAGGATTCGACTGTCAATATTTGGCTCGGGGCGGGCGGCAACCGGCCCGGCTCAATTAATTCGAGCGCCGCGATTGGCATCGTGCAAAACGGCGCAAAGTACGAGAAGGGCATCGTATTCCAGACGGGGAGCATATCGAGCAATGAGGCGATCGCCTTCGCGTCGGGGCACGCCATTCAGTGGTGGGGCGCCGATGGCGTGCCGACTAGCTTTGTTCAAAGCACGACGCATTCAACCCCTGGTGGAATCGTATTCGCTGACCGTGGCATTTATTTCGGCAACAACGGCGCAACCGTTGGCGGGTTCCTCGTTCCCTATGTCGATGGCGCGGTCGATTTCGTTACGGCAATCGGCGCCAAGGCGGGCGGCTTCGTGCAAGTTGCCGCGGACGGGCAGGATGCAAATATTGGGCTGGCTTTGACGCCAAAGGGCAACGGCTTGCTGATCCTCGGTGGGATCAACCAGACGCCATCGGGCGCCCCGATCAATGGCCTCGAAGTGATCAACGCCCGCGACGGTCAAACGTATGTGATTCCGCTATACAGGAAGGTGTGACGATGGAAAAAGACGCATTGCTCAGGAACGCACTTGCGTTGCAGAGAAACGCCGCGCTTGACGCGCTTGCCGTCGCAACCGCTGAAAATCAGGCGCTTCGGCAGCGAGTCGCCGAGTTGGAAGGGGCTGCTGGCAACAAAGAGTCGCAGCAGCAAACCTAGCCAATCTGCGCGGCGGGCACTTGGTCGGCGCCGGATGCTGGTAGTCGCCTATTCAGTGCGCCGCGCCTCTTGAGCTTGAGAGCCGGCTGCTCAATGATTTTCCAAGACGCATACGCAATTATGAGCGTGATTACAAAAGTGCCGGCGAACAGTGGCGCAACGTGCAGATTGATTCCTTTGCTCACGCAGAGATAAATCAGCACCTGAGCGACGGGCCATCCATAGAGGTATATGCCATAAGAGATGTCGTTTTTGATCTTGAGCACTGGCCTCAAATCTTTCCCGACGAACAGCACCGCGATCGGGAAGCATGCCAAGAAAACGATGCGCTGTATCTCAGTACCCGAAATGGATGGCCCCCACAGAAACAAGACGTGATCCCTAGCGAACTCGGTCAGCATGGAAAATGCTGCCGGGCTGGCAGAAACAGCCAGCGCGATCACGGCTGGAATGCCACACGCCGTCAGGTTGACGCGATCCACGATCGTTCGAAGAAACGCGCCGAAAAGGAAGCACATCAACATCGGCGCGATCACCAAATAGCCTGCGCTCATATTGCTCGTATTGGTCAAGTAGACCATCCAGGCAGCAGCAAAAAACGCTGGCATGGATGCCGACGAGAGAACGCCTATCAACCCTAGTGCAGCAACACCCGCATAACACAAAGCCTCCCAATTGAGCGTCCAAACCGGGCCATTTGAGAGGTATGGAACGGGGTTCGCGCGAAAGTGATCGCAGGCGAATGCCGCAAGTGTTGAGAGGCAGAGCGCGACCGCAACGCCCGGAACGATGCGAAGCGCTCGGTTCCATGCGAACCGGATTACCTTCGGCTCTCTCATGAAGCTGTCGCATATTAGGTATCCGCTAATAGCGAAAAATCCCTGAACTGAGATGTTTCCGATCGTTCTTCCCCAAATCGCCGGCTCGGCTACTCCTGCCAGTGCAAACGAGTGAGAGAAAACTACTGCGGACGCGAAAAACAATCGAAGCAGGTTGAAATTGTTTTCGCGCTGCTGATGGTGCTTGGTTTGCATTTTCCCTCCGAACTTTTCGCGTGATTATATCGCTTAACCTTTTCTACAAGCCGCCTCCGGGCGGCTTTTTCTTTGGATGACCGATGGATTTCAACATTCTCAACGGCTGGCTGATTCTTCTCGCGACCGGCTGCGGCGCCGTCATTTGGTGGATGTTTCGCAGTATGCACTCGCGCGTCGAGAAGTTGGAAACCGCGCATGCGGACTTCAAATTGCATTGCGCCGAGACCTTCGTAACGTCGAACACGCTCGAAAAGGCGCTCGACAACCTGAATCGGACAATCAACGCTGTATTCGCGAAGTTGGAGCGCATCGAAGACAAGCTTGATTCGAAGGCTGACAAGCCATGAACATAACGCCGGCTTTACTCGAAAACGCATGCCAGTCGATGACGGTGAACGCGGCCAAATTCGCCGCACCGCTGACCGCCGCATGCGAGCGCTACTCGATCAACACGCCGCAACGCCTCGCGGCATTTCTCGCCCAGGTCGGCCACGAATCCGGCTCGCTCGGCGCGACGTCCGAATCGTTCAATTACGCGATTCCCGCGCTGATGGCGACGTTCCCGCGCGTGATGACGTATGCGGTCGCGGTGAAGTACGGCCGGCAACCGAACGAGAAGGCGATTCCGCTCGACCGGCAAGCGCAGATTGCAAACATGGTCTACGCGAACAAGTACGGCAACGGCAACGCGGCGAGCGGTGACGGCTGGAAATATCGCGGCTCGGGCCTCGTGCAGACGACGTTCAAAGCGAACTTCGCGGACGCTGCGAAAGACATTGGCGCCGACATCGTTGCGAACCCCGACCTCGTGCGCACCGACCCGGCAACTGCGGCACTCGTCGCGGGCTTCTTCTGGATCAATCACGGCTTGAACGCGCTCGCGGACGCCGGCGAGTTCGACGCCATCACCCGGCGCATAAACCCTGCGATGGTCGGCGCCGATGCGCGCCGCGCGCGATGGGCGAAGGCGAAAGCCGCGCTCGGCATCTAATGCAACCGCCCGCCTCGCGCGGGCTTTTTTATGCACGAACACACGCAAACCGAAACGATTCACTTCTCGATCAATTATCCCGATCACCCTCCGCGCACCGAGTCGGCGCTGTTCCGAAAAACGAAGCATCACCTCGTGCATGTGCTTGATACGCCGTGTTGGGTTTGCGGCACGAAAGAGGCGCGGGAGGTTCATCACTTCAACATCGAATGGGCCGACAGCGAAGGCGTCGATTGGGAAAAGATGCGCGCGCTGCATCCCGCTTTCGACTGGTCGACGTTCAAAGAGCCGGCCGATTTCGTCGACTCCGAATACAACATGCGCGTTCTTTGCGCGCGTCATCACCGCGGCGTGAATCACGGCATCCACATGCTGCCTTATCCGATGTGGATCATGCAGAAGGTCGCGCGCGCCGACTTCGTTTTCTCTCCTGATGAGGTTCATTGATGCTGAAGAAACTCCGCGAACTCATCACCGGCGACGATAACGCGACGCTCGAACCGAGCTACGCGTTCTCCGCGCTCGCAATCCTGATCGGCCTCGGTCTCGAAATCTTTGCCGTCGTCGCTGGCAAGCCCTTCGACATGCAGGCATACGGCATCGGCGCCGGCGCGCTTCTCACCGGCCTCGGGTTCTCCGCAAAGCTCGGCAAGTAATCCCCTCCCCTCTCGCAGTCAACAGCCCGCCTCGTGCGGGCTTTTTGTTTTGGAGAAGCAATGACGATTGGTTTGTCTGCAACCGCGCGCAATGCGCGACTCGACGCGATCACGACGCAAGCCGGCGCGAACGCAAAGATCAATTTTTACACCGGCTCCCGCCCGGCGACCGGCGGCACGGCGACGACCCTGCTCGCGACCGTGACGTGCGGCGCGACGCTCGCGGCGGCATCGAGCGGCGGTGTTCTCACCTTCAACGCAACGACTCCGGGAACTGCGGTCGCAACCGGAACGGCGACCTGGGCGCGGCTCACGACCTCGGGCGGAACGTTCGTCGCCGACCTGGACGTCGGCACCGCCGGCCCGGCTGAGATTGTCATGGCGACGACCTCTATCGTCAGCGGCGCGTCGGTCAGCATCACGTCGGGCACGCTCACCGAAGGCAACGCATAACGGGAGGTCGCAATGGCGGCTACCGTTGTCGTTGTAACAAGCGGGTCTAATTGGACGGTCCCGGCTGACTGTACGGGCACGCTCGACCTCGTTGAAGTTTGGGGCGCGGGCGCGAGCGGCAACGCTGATGCGCCGAACGGCTCGCCCGGCGGCGGCTCGGGCGGCTATTCGAGCAGCGCGGGCCTCACTGGCTACACGCCTGGCGCATCGATTCCGATCGGTCTCGGTATTGGCGGCGCTTCGTCGCAAACCGGATCGGGCTTCGGCTTCAACGGCACCGGCACATTTTTCAATGGCTCGTCGGTCGCCTCGTCGGCCGTCTCGGCAAATGGCGGCTCCGCTCCCGTAAGCGGATCGTCGACAGGCGGTCTCGGCGCAACGACGACCGGCGCCAACGGCACGACAAAGCGCGCGGGCGCTGCGGGCGGCAACGGGCGCAACGTCGCGAACGGCGGCGCCGGCGGCGGTGGTGGTGCGCCTGGCCCGGACGGCGCCGGTGTTGCTGGCGTCTCCGCGACAACGAGCGCGGGCGGCGCCGGCGGTAATGGTGACGCTAGTTTAGGTGGCGCGAAGGGCACGGCGGGCGCCGCAACAGGAGTCGGCAACGGCGGCGCAGGCGCAGCGAACGCAAACGGCGGCGGCGGTGGCGGCGGTGGCGGTGGCGGCACGACCGGCTCAACGTCGAGCGGCAACAACGGCGGCGACGGCGGCTTTCCTGGCGGCGGCTCCGGTGGCGGCGGGTGGGGTTCGAGCTACGGCGGCACGGCGGCAGGCGGTCAAATCCGCATCACTTACACGCCGGCGGCGGCTCCTAGCGGCACGATCGCAGGCACGCTCTCGGGCATCACCGGCGCATTCGTCGGCGCCGAGTCGGAATCGGGCGCGCTGTCGGGTTCGCTCGCTGGCGTGAGCGGTTCGCTCTCCGGCGCGCAGACGTTCGCCGGCGCGCTCGGCGGCACATTGTCGGGCGTCTCGGGCGCGATCGCGGCGGCTGAATCCGTTCCGTCGACCGTCTCGGCGTCGCTTGCTGGCGTCTCCGGCGCGCTCTCCGGCGCCGAATCGATTTCCGGCTCGGTCTCCGGCTCGCTCGCGGGCGTCTCCGGCGCGGTCTCAGCGAAACAGGCGATCAGCGCGGCGCTCGGCGGCTCGCTGGCGGGCGTCGGCGGCTCGTTCGTTGCGGCGACCTTCACCGGCGCCGGCGGCGCCCTATCCGGCTCCCTGGCTGGCGTCTCGGGCGCTTTCTCCGCATCGGTCACGCTCAATCCATCGGGCACGCTCGCCGGTTCGCTCGCTGGCGTCTCCGGATCGCTCTCCGCGTCGGTTGTGCCGAACCCGGCTGGCGTGCTCGCTGGCGCCCTCTCCGGCGTCTCGGGCGGCATGTCTGCGGCGATCGGCATCAGCGGCGTCGCGAGCGGCACGCTCTCGGGCGTTTCTGGCGCTCTCTCGGCACTCTCGTATGCGAACCCTTCGGCGGTCATCGGCGGGGCGCTGGCGGGCGTCTCCGCGCACATCGTCGCGGTTTCCATCGACACGAGCACGCCGGACCCGATTCGCTTGACGGTTCCGCGCGAAATCCGCTCGGCGCGGGTCTCCGCGGAGTCGCGGCGCGTCGCTGCGCGGCCTGAAGTGCAGTCGGTATCCATCGGCGCCGAATCGCGGCGCTTCGTCGTTCCCGCTGAATCCCGCAAGTTCATCGCACGTTAAAAGGGTCTCATATGGGCTTTGCCTCTCCGCTGCCGCCGAAAGCTCCGGCGGCGGTTCTCGATTATCAAATGGACTGGTCTAGTTGGCTCGCGGCCG